CCCATACTTCTCTACACGTACTCCCCTGAGAACGCTGCGAACAACACCATTGAAGACCAACACTGGTTTGATGTCCATGGCAATATCCACGTGCGTACCCAGGGAGGGGGAGAGTATTCCCATCCGCTGTGGGATTACTCCGGGGACACGGTCACTAATACGAACCTGTCCGCGTCTCGCGTCCTCACGGGACGCACCACCAATGCTTCACACGAGATCATTGGCGTGAGGTTCTCCCCCACCCACGTGATCGTGCTACTTTGTCCCGTAGCACGTTTTCGCGGGTTGTTCGGGGCTCTAGCCGCCAATTTGGCGACCGCTAGCCTCGAGCGTCTGGCCGTGTCCGACGGCGAATTCGCAAGACTTGAGCTCCATGGGCTAGGCCATGGTCAGTCGTGCATTTCCGTCGCTAGACACGGGGTGCCCCACTCCGCCACTCTCCCCTCATCCACCTTCAACCGACTCGAGATCATGAGCCGCCACTGCAACCCCAAACCTGGACCAAACGTCATCGCTTCCCACCTGGGGAAGGATATCCCGAGCTTGACTCAGACACAACGCAGTGAGATGGCAGCCATCTTGACCGACTATTTCTCGCGTGACCGCGACGTTAGGGTCGGCCAAGTACAGGTCGGTAAACCCGTGCTGAACTATTACGCATGGTGCGAGGTTGTTGACATCGAGTACGCGAAGGCTCCCCTTGCGGAGTTCATGACCCCATTCTTGAACACCGCATGCATTCCGCTCCTGCACAAGTCCAATGATGCGCGGGCAGTGGACAAAAGGGTTAAAGAGCCACAAGCTTCGTGTACTGTGACTGAGGCACCTAAACTCAGTGGTGATGGCCTCGCATACCTGCAAGAATTCTTGGAATTTCTCATCCCGGAACACATCGCAGGCACGCTGGTCCCTACCGACTACACGGAACCGTTCGCAAGACAGACCCGACCCAATCAACGCCGTACCCTCAAGGAGGCGCTGTGGGGCGTCGCGAACGTGACCCAACCTATCAAATCGTTTCTGAAGGCAGAAAATGCCACCAAAGTCGCGGACCCGCGACTCATATCAACCATTGAGGGCGTGACCAAACTCGAATACTCCTGTGTGATCTACGCCCTTGATGATCTCCTCAAGAGCCAAGACTGGTATGCTTTCGGCAAACCGCCGTGCGACATTGCAGCGCGCGTAGCCGAAATCGCTGCTAATTGTAAGACCAGTGTGTGCTCCACGGACTTCACTCGTATGGACGGACACGTGTCGTCCGCAGTAAGGTCTGCAGAGATCATGCTCCTAGCCAGAGCCTTCCACCCTGAGAGCCTCAACCACGTGCTGAACCTCCATTCTGCACAATACAACCGTAAAGGACGCACGCCGTTCGGCGTCAAGTACGATACCATGTGGTCGAGGCTGTCAGGATCCCCAGAAACGAGTGCATTCAACACCATCCTCACTACCCTCATTTCCTACACTGCTTACCGTTTTACCGGACTCAAACCGGAGGACGCGTGGGCTGCGCTCGGAATGTATGGTGGTGATGATGGCATCTCCGCAGACATCACCGCGAACACCTATCGCGGCGCTGCGAAGCTGTATGGCCAGGACGTTAAAGCGGACCTGGTCTTTCGCGATGCACCGATAGAACAACGCTTCGGAGTGACGTTCCTATCACGTTATTATTCACCCGCAGTGTTCACCGGGTGTATGGACTCAATGTGCGATCTTAAGCGCATTATGGAGAAATTCCATTTGTCCGGACACCTAAAACCTAGTGTTACCCCTCTTATTAAGCTACAAGAGAAAGTCCGTAGCGCATACCTGTCGGACGCACAGACACCCATCTTCGGCGACTACCTCGTAGTTGCTAACTCTGCCCTGACGATGGATTTGCCGATTGACGCTGAAGACCGGCGCCAACTTTCTAGCTATAACAGCATTTACGGTCGTGGCAAGCACTACCCTAACCACGACTCGAAATGGATGTAGGACTTCATAGCCATCAAGTGGCCCTATATCACTGGTGCGCCTATGAACAAATTTCTCGACCGCCCAATAGAGGTCTTCCGAGCCAAACCAG